GTTCTATACCAACTAAGCTGTTGACCTTTTAAATTAGCTTCTATCCTCATTGACAAGTCAACACCTTGTCCAGACGCATAAACTAATTTGTTTTGTGTTTCATTTTCTGAAGACCATTCGGCAATATCCCATTCAGCTACATCCCATTCACTCCCGCTTGCTTCGACGCTGTTTGTTTGTCTTGTTAATGTTCTGCCGTAATCAAAATTAACAATACTATTTACAGTTGCGGAGCCATCAATTTTTATAGTATTTCTATAAGAATTAATAATTTTTTCAGCTGGTGAGCCTAAATTGTTATAAGCTGTTTGTGCTTTGCAATTAATAAAAGTTCCGTTGTCTTCTGAACCTTCGTCAAATAAATATACTGCACCATTACCGCCAAAATAAAGCCTTTGATTATATAAACCCCAAGTTATAGCATTTAGTCCTGAAAATTTAAATCCTGCACCTGTAATTGTGCTAAAACCGTATTGCTCGTATTGTGTATTTGTGGCAAGTGGAACATTAAAAAATAATAACCCGCCTCTTGGATATGCCACTACTTCCCAACCGTTATTATTTATATATTTTTGAGTAACATCAATAACCGAGCCACTTAATTTGGTATTGCTAACAATTTGCCCTTCATTTTGTAATACAGTTGAGAATAAAACAAAGTCTTGATTGGTTAATATTGCAACATCGCCAGATACTTTACAAGTTGACCTAATAGACATTGGCACGCCTATTTTATAAACGCCAACTAATGCCCATTGATTAGCATTGCTGGGGTCGTCTCCTTCATAAACAACCGCATAACCATTTGACATTATAAAGGCAGAATAATCATCAACGCCCGCTCCTCCATCTCTAGTTATTGTTTCCATTCTTAAAACATTGCCACCATTAGGGCAAACAAAACTTAAATCAAATTTACCAAATGTTCCCGCAATAGTATTTACGGCACCGTGCCAAAAATAAGGGTAATTGGTATCCCAAACATAAACGGTATTTTTAAATATGTTTATTCCATTTAAAGAAGAAGCAGAACCGCCAGTAGGATTTATTGCATTGCTTGTAATTGTTGAGCCATCAAATTTGATTGGAGCATCTTGCCCGTTTACTAATAAAGTATAGCCATTAAAAGCTACCGTTGACCATTTGTTGTTAGTATATCCGCTACCTAAAACACTTACACTTGCGGGGTTTGTAATGTTGCTTATTTTTCCATCATGGCACGCTAAAAATTTTCTTGTAGCTTGTGAGTAATGTTCAATTAATGTTTCAACATAGCTAGTTAAACCAGTGCAATAAGAAATAAAACCTTTTCTTGATTTTACCGCTCCTTGTTCGGGTATAAAATTTTCTAATACAACCGCATCAGTTGGCTCCATGTTGCTTTCAGAATCTCGAGTATTTAAACCGCCGTAAGGTGATGGAATGTTTACTCTAAGCGCTTGTCCGTTTCTTTCTTGCAATAATGGTTTTGAACTGCGTGTTTGTCTCATACATTAATTGGTTTATAAGCACTAATATTAGAATTATAAATTTCAATAATTGGTTTAGCTGTAATTGTTCCTCTCGATCCATTTGCTTTAATTCTTTCGGCAATAGCTTTTTCGGCAATTAACTTTTCTTCAGCGTAAGCCCTGCCGTTATTTTTTAACCATCTCCAAGTTGTGTCTAATCTCAGAATATATTCATCAATTACAGGAACATCGCTATCAGCTAAAAAACCTGTTTGTTCGACATTAGTAGAGCTTTTAACAATGTTTTTTGTAATATATTCATACACATAGCTTTCAACAACTGACGGCGTTCTGTGAATAACTACTTGATTATTTCTAATTCTGTAGTATTGAACCGTTTCGGCTTGTGTAATTAATGAGTTTTTTAAAACTCTCCAACTTTCAGGAGTTAAACCCCCTATCATTGCCCAATTTTGAGTAGCATTCCAAAAAGTATTATCAACCAATCTATCAAAATCAGAAGGTAAATCATAAGTGGCTTGGCTTATTACGCTTGAAAAGTTATTTTCTTTTTGAAGCTCCTGCCATTGATAATTTCTAGCTAAATCAGTTACACTAGTTTTTACTGCTTGAAATATTTGTTGAGAAACATCATCGTTATTCCCAATGATAGTTGCGGGAATATTCGATGATTTAGTTTCTCTTAATATATCTGTGCAAAGGGTAAGTAAACTCATTATTCTAATTCATTAATTATTTTTGGTTCTTCTTTATTATTTTTTTTAGATTTTTCTTTTAATTTAGCTAATTCTGCTTTTAATTCTTCAATTTTTATATCTTTTGATAAATCAATTTTATTTTCTTCTTCTATTTCGTTTTTTCTATCTAAATAGATTTTATGAGCTTTTTTATAAACTTCATCGTATTTAAATCTTTTTTTGGTTCCAGTTTTTAGGATAATTACATAATCATTTTTTTCTACGCTTTTACATACTACAGAATATGGATCTTCTTTATTGTAGATTTCAACATATAAATCATAAATTGGCTTACCATCTTTGTCTAAAGTGTCTATTGTTTCTAAATCTTCATTCGTGGTTTGTCTTTTTTTATCAAAAAACTGAACAATAAGTTTGTCTTTTTCTTCGGTTCTATATTGGTTAATTGGCTCTACAATATTTGTCATAATTTATAATTTAAGATTAAATTAGGGGAGTATTATCCCCCCTAATCATAAGTTTTAGACTGTTGCACCATCTTGAACAAATGGACGCTCAATCTCTAGTTCAGCGAGTCCTGCTGAAGGAGTTCCTATAGCAGAAGCACCTTTCATGCGATAAATTAAATCACCAGCAACTGCGGCATCATCAATTGACCCAGCTGTTGCGGTTAAATAACAAATAGCATCATCAGCAAAAGCCGCTAGAACTTTACCAACTGCTTTACCAAAAATTTGATACCAACCATATTGATTGGCAACATTGGCAGACATAGCAATGGCAATTGGAGCTCTAGCGTTAGCTACAGCCAATGAAGTTGTAAAATCATCAGCAGAGTAAGTAACAATTGAACCAACAGCTGTAGAAGCTACACCTTTTAAGTATATAAATTCACCAGCTCCGTAGTTAGTTGTATCTTTATCAACAGCTCTAATAATTTTACCTAAAGCAGAATTACGAGTTGTTGAAGTTTCAGATATTGCTTGTGGTACAATATCAGCCTCAATATTTATAAAATTAGACATATTTTTCCTTAAAATTAATTTTTAGCAACACCATGAACTCTAGCAGAGCTTATAGTTAAATTTCCATACATGTATACAGGAGTCACATAATACAATTGATTAATTGGTCTTTGTGTTTCGCCTTTATCAAATAATGAATCAGTTAAATGTTGGAATCTAACATAATCAGTATTTAAGAAATACATGTGATTTTCAGGGCAACTTGGATCATAAACAACTTGGCTTGATTTGTAAGCTAATTGTTCAAAGCCTAATTTTCCTTCACCAGTAGTTGTAATTCTTTGAATTTGTTGCAAAGAATTTTCAAAAAAAGTAAAATAATTTCTATCAGCAAGAATCAAATCAGGAAAAGCTCCTTCTTGAACTTGGCAAGATAGGTATAAACTATTCATACCAGCTTGAATATTTACTGCAGAAGCAACGCCACCAGCAGAGGTAGTAAAATCATAAGCTTGATTTCTCCAAAAAGTGTTGGTTGAGCGATCAATTCCGCCAACTGTTCCAGTTGTTGGATCGTCAGCAACTAACAATTGTAAACCGCCAATAGTTTGACCACTAGATCCAGTTCCATCACCGAATAAAGCACTTCCTACAGCATTTTTAAGACTATCAAGTAAATTTTTTCTTTTACCTTCAAGTAAATTAAAAATTTGAGCTTTACCTCTGTTTTGCAATAACTCTTTTTGAGAAATTGTTTCAGTACCTGTAAGCATTTTTTGAGAGAACACCGCAGAAGTAAATTCTTCTTGTGGAGTTATATCTAACAAATCTGTAGGGTCTTGAAATTGAACAGTTGTATTGCTTGCGTAAGCAATATTTTCTACAAATGATTTACCGCCAGTTTCGTGAACGATTTTACCTTTGTTTTGCAATGTTTTTAACAATGCGTTATTGCCGATTACCGAAGAGGTAAGCTTGTCTTTCATAAATGCGTCAAGAGTTGACGAAATTAATGAAGTATAATTTGGATTTCCAGCCATATAATTGTTGTTTTAAATTACTAAATAATTATATTCTTATACATAGTATTTACTAATTAGAGCTTTTTGAGTTTCTTCGTAAGTTGTTGGCTTATTTGCATTAGCTACAGGTTTAGAAATTTTTTGTTGCCTCTTGGCTTCATCGAATTTTTCCTTTTTTTGCTCATTCATTTCTTTTAAAATTTTTGCTCTCATTTTATCTTCATAATCAGGTTGCAATATTTCTAATTTTTTATAAGCTATTTCTAATGCTTTTTTTCTATTTTTTAAAGGATAATAATCTTTAACACCTTCTTTTTGTAATTCTTGATTATAAAAATTAACAAATTCAGATTGATAGCTTGTTATTAATTCTTCGTCACGGGAAGTATCCTCTAAAAAATCCGCCAACAATTCTCTTGCTTCTCTCTTATTAACCTCTTCTTGTAATTGTTTATAAGAATTTTGTTGTATATGTTTTGATTCGCGTCTGATTTGCTCTTCTGGTGTGAGATATAACTCATCTTCCATAACAGCTTCATCTACGGCATTTCTTAAGTCAAAATTGACTTGTTTTGCAAGGGCTTTAAAAGTTTCGGCAGGATTACTTTGAATACTCTTCAATAATCCGCTTATATTTTCAAGCTCTTTTTTAGAATTGCCTAGTTGTAAATGTAGCCTGTCTTCTCGAGCACGCTGTTCCTTGGCAATCTTTATAGCTTTTGCCCTGTCTTCGGGGTCTTTAAATGTTTTGACAGTTTCGATAAGTTCCTTAGGTAATCCCGATAATTCCTTATCAAAATCAACTTCAGGTTCTATATTTTCACTCTCTTTATTTTCGGTTTCTTCTTCTTGTGGTAATTCTTCGATATTTTCAGTTTCTACTATTTCTTCTTTTTCTTCAACAGCTTCTTGCTCTTGAATTTCAGAGTGTTGCTCAATTAAATTAAGCATTTCATTTTTGTAGTCTTCTTTAATATCCATAATAAAATAATTGGTTAATAATAATTGTCAAATAGTTTTTAATAATCTTTAATATGTTGTTCTTTTTGTTTTAAAGCTTCCATGTAACTTCTTTTACTATCATAATGTTTACCATCACCGTGATTATAAATTCCGCCATATTTGTTAATATAACCATCAAGGGTCATGTCTTTAGAATTTAAGCTATATCCAGAAGAACCGCCTATTATTTCAAATCCATTACAAGAATAATTTATCTTTTTTTTAAATTTATTTTTTATTTTCCAAAAAGATAGACTAAATTTATTTAATTGACTTGATATTTTTTTATATATCTTTTTTAACAAATTTAATATTTGCTCAAGTTGTCTTCTGCACCTTGTTTTAAAAGTGCAATCAATAAAACTATTATCCAAAAAAATTAATTTCATATTTAACAATCCCATTTTTTTAAAGCTAACGCCTTTCTTGTAGGTTTACCATTTTTTTTCATTAGTCCTTCAACTCCAGACATTCTGGCGCAAAAAGATTTTCTACGATTTGCATCGGTAGGGCTTTTTTTTGCTTGTTTTGCACTTACTGGTGGTTTTAAATTGCTTCCAGTAGCATTATTATATTTTGCTCTACCTTTAGCAGTTAAACCACCTGTTGGTGATTTTTCGCCCCTGCCTAAACTTAAACTAACAGATTTTTTTGGCATATTTATTTTTTAGCAGTTTTTTTAGCGTCCTTAAAATCTTTAGCAGAAGGCGCTCCTTTTGCTCCTGCTTTTTTCATTTTTTCGCCAGAACCCGCTTTAATTCTTTCTTTTTTGGCGTGAATATTAGCGTATAGACCTTTTTTCATAATTATTTCTTTTTAGATTTACCCGCAGTAGACAAGGCAATTGCAATAGCTTGCTTTTGCGGTTTTCCTGCTTTCATTTCTTTTTTAATGTTAGCAGAAATCACTTTCTTTGATGAACCTTTTTTTAATGGCATAAAATATAGTTTTTAATTTTGATTTATTTATAAATAAATTGTTAATAACATCATCAACAACAGCTTTATTTAAAAGCTCTTCTTTAATTAATGTTTCAATAATTTCTTTTCCATCGCATCTAAATATAAGTTCAATATATCTATCAATTAAATCTGAATTAGAAAATTGTTTTAAAAATTCATAATTCATTTCGTTTTTATCGTCAAAATAGATTGCAAGCATTTTTCCTTTGTTTGGGCAGGTAAAATAACTAGTTTCTATCATATTTGCGTTGATTGGTTAGCATTTCGAATTTGTTCATTAACAATTTCCGTTCCAGCTTTTACTTTTAAATCAAGTCTTTTTGATTCTCTATCAGCTTGTTTATTAACATCATTAAATTCTAAGTTTTGTTCAAATTCGTTTTGTTGATTTAATAATCTAGCTTTTTCGACATCAACTTTTTGTTGTTCAATTTGAAGTTTGCCCATTGATTCTTGTTGTTTTATTTGCAATTCCATTTGTTTCATTTCCATTTCTTTATGTCTCATTTCCATTTCCATTTGAGCCATCATTTCTTGAGCATCTGGTTTATTGTCATCTTCATTACTTCTTAGGAAATTCTCAAGATTGCGACCTACTTTAAAAGGTTTAGAAGCAAATATAATAAACTCATTTAAAGCTTCTTTTGAAACAACACCACTTTGAACAACTGGAGCCATAGCTTGAACCATACCCGATATTGTTTGAATATATGCAACTCTATCTTGTTTTTCTTGGTTTTGGTCAATTTTAATAGTTGAATCAGTTTCAATATCAATATTTACGCATCTTAACTTGTCAGATTTTAACAATTTTTCTAAATCCTTGAGTTTTCTATATTCAATGGCATAACCTTTTAAATCTTCTTTAATTTTAGCCATGGTTTTATCATAACCCGCACTTGCTTGTTGATGTAAAGCCTGAACCTTTTCTTTATATTGTGGATCTTGCGAGTCTAGCATTGAAATTGCTTCTTGAACTTGTGCATTAAGTTTTTCTTGTGTTGCTTGTCCAATTGCTTCAACATCATGTAAAATTAAGCCCGTAATTTCCATTAATTCATTAATAGAAAGTTTTTCAACGGCTAACTCAGCTAAAAGTCTTAATGTGTCTCTAATAGTAAACTCAACTTCTTTTTGTAGCGGTTGGATTCGACTAATTGCAAAGTTTCCCTTTAGTTGTTGAGCTGTTGCCGTTTCAGAAGCTATTGAATAACCCCTAACAATATCGCTTAACCCCGTTATTTCTTGAATATCGTTTTTTAAAGCAAGTTTTTCTTGTCTTAAAACTGTGATTGTGTTGGCAATTTCAGCTAATGGCTTAAATATAATAAGTTTTCTAGCGTCATCAATATTGGAATTTGTTTTAAGTGGTTTAAATTCGCCATCATCACCATTCATTATATTTTCAACATCGCTTTGTTCAGCAAATGAAGTATAAGCGCCAGTAAATTTAGCCTGTTTAATTAAGCTTGCAATTCTATCATGAACATCGCTTAAATCATTGGCTAAATGCTTATATTTGCCGTAAAGCGGGCAAGGTAATAATCTTTTTGATTCATTAAGACCCATCGGCATAGGTATTGGAAAGAAATTCTTTAAATTATATCCATCTTTTTCAGTTTTTAAAACAGAACCATCGCCTGCAAAGGTAATGTCATGGCAAATTTTATTTTCTTTGTCCCAAATTTCCCAGACTTCACAAAGTTTATATAAATCTTCGGTTTCTTCTCCAAGATATTCATATTTTTTGTTAGTCATCGGAACTGTTTTGCCTTTCTTGCCAAAATATTCAATTAACTCCCTTCGAGAGTAATATTTTTTAAAAGCAATCCAACGCAATTTGTCCCACTCTTTTTCAGTTGATTTAAGAAAATCTTGATAATCAACAAATTCTATTTTAAAAGATTTTTTAGATTCATCAACATCATAAATTGAT